GACTCCAACTTGCGTTGTTGCCAACTTCCCGAGATTGAGTATTTTGGTAAATACCCTCGATACTTTAATCTGTGGTCTCGCTACCGTATCCCTTCGTTTAAAGGAAAATGAAAAAGGTAGCCCAAACAAGAGGTTTCTTGTCCGCGACCTAAAGAAGTCAATGAATCTGGATCAGGCTATTCAGCTTGAAATACTAGATTCCTTCTTTAGGGACCGTGTTGATGAGTTGTCACTTGTTGACTTCCGTGGTCTCAAACATAGAGTCCACTGGTTCCGCGCCGTTGCAATTCTAATGCAGAATTACATCGGTGATACCGCCAATTTTGATTTTTTGGGCGGTTTCTTGGCAGCAGTCAAGAAGTCGTCCGCATGGCCGGCTGAGTACATCGTTCAATACTTGAAGTACTACAGTGTTGCGCCCCATGCGAGGTTTTTCCGTCGAGATTCTGCCTCACCAGCAGAGCTTCCCGATCAGCCTCCACAATTTATCAACCAACCGAAGATCCTCCTTTTTGGTGGAGCCCTCGGCCGGTGGTTCAAATGCAGATTGATGCAAAACCGTAATGTTCTCTGTCAGAGATTCTTTTACAGTTGGCTACAGACAAAGCGTGGCTGTGACTGTATGGATGACGAAGATGTTTCTGCGGCCTTTCTTAAGCATAAGAAGGCCCTGAGTAAGCCTACTCCAGAACTCGATCCGTCCTTGTTGAATTCTCTGAAAGAGAAATCCGCCCTTATTTGGAAGGGGCTTGAGGTACCCGTCCCTGAGGAGGTTACCTGGGAGGTTAGTCATAATGCCTCCTGGGAAGCCGGCCCTCAAAAGGCGGTGCCAATCAAGCAGTTAAGGCTGGTCTAGCTTTTTACCGTCCAGGCGTTCTTTCAATGAACACTGGTAAGTATATAGCCAAGAGCCAAGGTGAAAATCCTGTAAGAGGCGGTCGCCTCACATTACTCGAACTTTTCCCCCTTAAACTTGTGAACATCATGTTGGACTTCCTTCAACATGACGATTTTGTGTGGTCCAAAAAGGGCCTCCAGTATGAAGTTGAATATCGCTCCCGTATTTCGGAGTATCTCAATCAGGGTGACAAAAGCATTGAAGTTTGTCTTTCCTATGATCGGGATGGCTTTCCCTGTAGCAGCAAGCTACAGACGGTTGAAAAAGCGATACCATACCGGACTCTGCTCGACCTGGCTGAAATTGAAGGCCATTCGAACGTTATGGTAGCTCCTGTTCTGGAGCCCCTCAAGGTACGGCTAATCAGTAAAGGAGCAGCTGCTCCGTATGCTGCCTCAATGCCCTTTCAGAAGTCCATGCATGGACATCTTAAGAAGACTCGGCAGTGTGCACTGATTGGTACACCCTTGGTGGAAGAGCACCTCACTTGGCTATCTACTCATTGGATGACTCAGTTGATCGAAAGTGATCCTGATCATAAGTCAGAGTGGAATAGCGGAGATTACTCAGCTGCTACTGATAACTTGAATTTGAATGTTACCAAAGCGATTTTCGAGACCGTTCTGTCCCGAGTCCCTGAAGTGGATCCCTCTGGTGAGGTTGATCACCTTCGACAGAGTATGAAAGATGTTGCGAGGAACGTGCTATATGAGCAGGTCATTAACTATCCAAAGCTAAAGACCAGACAATCCCCTGAGAGTTTTGACCAAACTTGTGGCCAGCTCATGGGTAGCACCCTTTCATTTCCCGTTCTCTGTGTAGCGAACCTTGTTGCTTACTGGCTCGCCCTCGAAGATTATCTCAAGGACTTCAAGCAAAGATACCCGGACCTGTGTGCCAGGAGAAAGCCGATTTGTTTCCATCAGCTCCCCGTTTTGGTTAACGGTGATGACATTCTTTTCCGAACAAATGCTCGTTTTCATGAGCTTTGGCTCGTTCGAATTGAACAGCTGGGCTTCTCCCTATCACCTGGTAAGTCGTTACGACATCCCCGCCTGTTGACGATCAATAGTATGCAATACTATATGACCGGAACGACTGCTCAACCAATGTGGACATACACCCCGTATTTCAACGTGGGGCTTCTGCTCAATGGTGCGAGTGGTAAGGTAGCCAGAGTTGGACAGTCCTCAGCTGAGGACGGTTTCCCTGACCTGGCTTCCGTCTGGAGTGATCTCCAGGAGGGTTGTTTCTCCCAGATTACGGCTTTTGCTGCCTACATCCGGTATCACAAGGAAACTCTTTCAAAACAAACCATGAACGGTCTGTTGAATTTGTTTGCAACGCCCCTTGCTGGGGGTTTGGGTTTTAAGGTCCCCGTGGAGACGGATGGACGGAGCTGGGAATTTAAGTGGACGAGGTTTCAACGTCTTCTGGCGAAGCAGCGCTTTGTGCGCCACATAGGCCAGGTTGTTAAGAAGCCCGTCGTCAGCCGCAATCGGTTGATCACGAATTTCCCGAATTACTCGCAGCAGGAGAGTGACGGCCACTACATCGTTTGTAGAAAAGGCTCGTTCTTTCCCGTGGGTTCTCGCTTTGTGCCTCTCCCGACTGTTCCGGGTGTGACTAATACTGGGGGCCGCTTTGCCGATTGTTTTGAAAACGGTTTTAAGCCTGCCTTTGAGTGGATATCGCCAAGCAGAAATGAAGTTCGGTCTTGTTACCGAGGGAAGTGTGAATGGAATAATGATTCGTTAGCCACCGATGAAGAGATGAGAGATCCAAACTATGAGTTTGTCCCCGTTCGTTTCTTACCGGTGGCTTTGCGCATTGACTTACCAAGTCACAATCAATTCAATGCCTAAAAAGCAAAGAAATGCCAATTCCCGCCCTGTTACTATAACAGTAGCAACTTCAAATCCACCCCAACCCAAAGCCCCAACAAAGTCCTCGCCGGCAAGACGTAGCCGCGTTCGAGGCAAAGCCAAGGTTCCCCAACGTAAGGGGATGGTTTCAACTATTCTTGATACAGCCGAAACGATTGCTGGTCACCTACCCGGAGCGATCCGGGGAGTCCGCTCGATGTTTGCCTTAAAAGAGGCAGATTTCGCGACTCCAGCCTCATTCGCAGTTGTTCGTAATAACACAACGCAAATGATGCCTGATGAAAAGGTAACCCATCCAGTTTTGGGCATCGCAGGTGTGCGGAAGCGGGGTTCACAACCCCTCTGTCGTATTCTGACTCAAAGTGCCGTTCCCGGTCCTTATAACTTCTTTTCTGGAGCTATCTCGGCCATCAGGACTGCTAACACCATCTGGCTTAACCCCCAACTTCTGGGCGGTCCTTTGTCAGTTGAGTCATTCCTTTACGACAGATTTGTGATTCGAGCCCTTCGGGTGAAATTCACAACTTACCAGCCAACAACTACACTCGGTGTGATTGCACTCTGTATTGAGAATGATCCGATTTCATTGTCAGCAAATGACTTTGATACGACCCGAATGGTCACTCCGAATGTGACCTTTCCCATTCGTATCCCTAAGGCGGAGTTAGACTACGTGTACGAGGGCCCTGATCTGTTTTACTGTTCAGATCCGGCTGCCGGCGTTAACGTGGCTCTTAACCGCCAACAGGTCCAAGGAGTCCTTGAAGGCTATGACGCCTCCCCCCCGAATCCGGGGGTCCTGGCAGGTTACCTGGACATTGAGTACGAAGTAGAGTTCTACGACCCCATTGCTCCCACCGCTTTAATAGGTGCGACAACAGAGGAGAGACGCGCTCTTGCATACGTACGTTCGATGTTTGGGTCTTCCGTGAAGTCTCATCCAATCCAAAAACCAGATCCCCCCTCGATCGACGACGTTCTCCTTTTAAAGAAAATGTCCGACGAGGCGAAGGAACCTTGATCGTTTGGCCAATGGCCGGCCCCCCTTTGGGGCTACACTTTCGTGGGCGATAGCTAGCTGCAAGTCTGAACCGCAGCCTCATTCCAATCGATCTTGAGTGGTACTCTCTTGGAATGGTCTTGAGCTAAGACCGAGTCCCTTATGATGACTATAACTGAAAGCGTATGACTTCATAACGACATCGTTGTTGCGTGTCTGTACGTGCTGACGAGCGAAACAGACTGTTTTGGGGATCACTAACCCCAAAGGAATGGACACCTTATAAACCCCTATGATTGATCAAGAGTCATGGTGAACCTACCGCCCAGTGGTTGGGCATGGAACCAAGTCCTGTGTAGGGCTCGGTGAACTTCATTTACCGGAGTAAGAAGTATAGTGGACCTCGTTCGTGATCCTAACCCTCTTCAGGTTATACCTGATAGGCTGTGCCGAAAGCCAGTTGATAAGAGGAGTGAGCCGTGCTCGAAAGTTAGGCTGGATAATACTGTACTGTTGACAATTGCTCCAACTTGATGGGTCGTTGCCTTGTGGTGCTGCTTGGGAAGGCAGTGTCGCGGGGAGAGACGCCAATATGGTTGCGCTCTGGTACTCATGGAGAAATCCGACTCTATGCAGTGGATGCAAGAGCCCGTTAAAGAGCCCTGATGGTAAGGGGCGTTCGCGGGAGTTCTGCTGAGAACATAGGCGTGCATACTTGGCGCACGTTCGCTCACCGAGCGATGGTTGTGGGGTCCTTGTGCGTAAGTGCAAAAGGAGAGAGGGATAGTCAGTCTGACTTGAACGAAGATTTAGTAGTTCGTCAGATCTGGGCCTTGAACCTTGATTTGTGATCATAAGGTAAAGCCTGTAGGGAAGCGAGTAGTGAGTTATCTAGTGGAACCATGTTAGGTTCGGGTAGGCATTGACTCATTAGTTCGCAGACCAGGGTACGTCCGTCACATTTCAGCACTGAAACATGGGGAC